GGGTGAACCGATCTCGGCGTACTCGATGACGCCACCCAACGTGCGGTCGGCTTCGATCAGGCCAGCCAACTCAGTGAGCAAGCCATCCATGCGGGCGTCGCGTGCGGCGGTATCCGCATCGGCCACGAACAGTTCGATCGCCACCTGGTGTTGCCAGTGGTAAGTCAGCGGCGAGAGAGACACCTCGGGTTCGCCCATCTCGCCATCACGCAGGATCGCCATGGCATGCTCCGACACCCGCTCGGGCAAGGCGGCGTTGCGTTTGACCGTGGTTCCGGATGTGCCCAAGGACAACTGACCGAGCACGGCGAACAAGGCGCCAATGGCGCTCTCACGTTGACTGGGTCGCTGGCTCATGATCGATTTCCTTTACGTTCCGCCTCATCGAAGCGGCTGGCGATCCGGTTGGCCAGCGTGCTGACCCAGCGGCGTGAAGCGCTGTCGATATCGAATTTCTTCTTCAAGGTGACTTGCGGCACCAGCAGGAACATCGGCACGGTGACGAGGCCTCGGCCGTTGGCTTGGGCTTTTTGTGAAGCTACGGAGAAACCGCCGCGTTGGCCCTGACGGGCACGCTGGTTTTCTGCGACGAGCAGCGACGGTTTGCCTCGGCGGTAGACGAAGCGCAGGCGCTGGCCGCGGAGTTTTTCCCATAGGCCGGGGGTCATGCGTTTGCCACGTGGGCCTTTTCCGGCCGCTGGCAACGGTATCGCCAGCCAGAAGCCGTCTTTGGAACGGATGGTCGCGCCCCGGTCATGGGCACCCACCACTTCGGGAGCTCGGCTGTAGACCAGGCCCGCCGCCTTGATGCTCAGTTTGCCTTTGGGATAGACCTCGCCGCGCCAGGTGTTGGCCAAGCGTTGACCCATGCCAGCACCGGTGATCTGGCTGCGCAACTCGGTCTTGAGACCGTCGGTGACTTCGCGAATCGATTGCGTCACCGACTGCTCAGCAATGCGCACCTCATCGGCCAGCATCTGGTTGAGTTCTCCGGAAAGCGCAGCCATCAGCCTCATACCGGCGCTCCGGTCAGGGTCCAGATCAGCCGATCGCGATCGGCCAGCGGTTCCCCCACCACCTGATAGGTCTGACCATCGAGCGTGAAACGATCCCCTTCTCGGGGGGACGCCACGTCGCTGGCCATGACATCAAAGCGATGGGTGGCCAGTGCCAACCGGGTATCGCCAGAAGATTCGACAACGTCGGCCTGCTTGGCGATGAACCAGGTGGTGATGTCTCGGCCATCTGCCAAACGGTAGGTGCCAAGCACCCCCAACCGGGCAAACAGACGCACCACTGCTCGCTCAAAGGCAGCTTGCATGCATCAAGCCGTCAGCTTGATCAGCACACCCGGACGGTGGCACATGGGCAGCGGGTTGCTCTGCGTGTGCAGGTCGGTGCCACGGTCAAACTGTCGGGGCGCCTGCTTGGCGTAGACCGGCTGGCCGAGAGTATTGACCGTCTCATTGAAGTCGGCCGGTGCGAAGTAGGTACCGAAGGTATCCACCGTACCTACCGGGAAGCAATGCGCTTCGCCGTCCGCGATGAACTTGCGCACCGTGCCGTCGGCTGAGCTGGCCTGGCCCCGGTATTCCTCGAATGTGATGCCACCGTAGGTGAAGCCGGTACGCACGTCTTCGCGTAGCCAGGCACCTTCCTGGAACCGGGTGTAGGACTCCACCACATTGGCGTGGCTGGTCAGCGCTTCGAAGAAGCTTGGCGAGCACAGGCAACGCACGCCGGTCATGAATTCGCCTTGGAGGGCTTTTTCCATTTCACCGAGAACCTTGACGCACTTGTTGCGCACGTTGGTCTTGGCATCCGCCAGGCCCAGCGACATCGTGGTCGCATCGATGCCGAACTCGTCGTATAGGTTGTAGATGGTCGAACCATCGGCGTCCAGGATTTCGCCCTTCAAGGCGCCCATGCGCAGGTGCTCCAGCGTGATCGCGTGCTTGTTTCGCATGGTCTCCAAGTGCCGGGCCAGCACCCCAGCCAGGGTTTCCAACTCGGTCTCCGAGCCAAAGGCACGGATGCCCTGGACTTCCTCGGGCAGCACCACGTCGTCGTGCGGGATATGGGGAATGACGAAGGAGCGGACCTTGCGCTTGCCACGCGTGCCGACGGTACCTGGCGAACCGGGAGGCATGGTGGGCAGCAGGTTGAGCACGCCGTTGCGCTCTTCGATGATGATTTGCCGAAAGCGCGTGGGCTTGGCAGGAAACAGGTTCAGGTCTTCCAGTCGGCCGTAGCGGTTGGGCACCAGGTTGATGGCGGCCGTGAGGTTGGCCATGCTGAAGGCCGGGTTGGCAAAGAGGTTCTGCATGTGAGGCTCCAAGAATGACGAAACCCGCGCAAGCCAAGCGGCCAGGCGGGTTCGAGGGGATGAATGGGTTGGGTGACTGGCGAATCAGGTGAAGGCTTTACGCGCTCTCACGCACCAGAACGCCACGCTCGGCCAGTTGCTGCTCGTAAGCTGTGCGCTGGGCACCGGTGAGCGCGATCGGCCAGACCAGCGCGGTCTTGGCGACGATGGCGTGACGGGCGATCAAGATGGCGTCCGACCTGTCGGCGTTGGTGGCATCGATGTCATTGGCCAGCACACCGATGGTGGACTCGGTGCCGTCGGTGGCAGTGGGGTCGATGGCGTAGTGTTTACCGTCGCTGGCATTGCGACCGAGCACCGTACCCAGAGGCAGGTTCTGGCCGGCGGCGATGGTGGCGACGTCGCGCGAATAGCGGTTGGGGGCTTCGTACTTCAACAGGTCGCCGAGGTTGTTTTGTTCGGTGATGACGGGCATGGCGGACTCCTTTCTTAATGTGTCGCGGCGAGTTTCTTGACGGCCGCCACGATGGGCGAGGTCTCAGGGCGATCCAGCGACTGGGTGCCCGCATCCACGGTGATCGTGGAGCGGATGTCAGCAGACTCGGATTGCGCGGCACGGGCATCGATCAGCACGCGGCGCACATCGGCCTGGGATTTGCCGGCAGCGATGAATTCGGCCGCACGGTCGGGGCAACCGGCCAGCAGGCACAGCTCGGCAATCGCCTGGGCGGTTTGGGTCACTTCGCGCTTGGCGTCTGCGACCAGCTTTTCTGCTTCGGCCGGATCGATGGTGTCTGCCACGGGGTTCTGTGGGATGTCCTGGGTGTCAGGCATGGAAAGCTCCTTATGAGGAAGTGCCGCCTCAGCACGGATGACGCCCCGTACCTGAGACGGCGATTGGTTACGGGCGTTGAGAAACAAGTGGAATTGGCTGAGGGTGGCGTCCAGCATCTGGACACCGTCGGCAAGCCCCTGGGTCACGGCATTCGTGCCGAAGTACAGCCCAGCCTCGGTGGCGCGCACGGCATCGAGATCCAGGCCGCGCATGGCAGCGACGTGCTCAGTGAAGATGGCGTAGAGCCGATCGACTTCCCCTTGCAGTTCGGTCTTAGCCGCATCCGACAGCGGCTCGTGCGGTGAGTAGTCGTTCTTGTGGGCGCCTGCCGTGATGGCCGTGTAGTGGTAGCCCTCCTTGGCATCCTTGACCGACTGGTCGACATGCAGCGCGATCACACCGATGGAGCCGACGCCACCGGTTTCCGTCACGAACAAGCGTTGCGCGCTGGCCGCGATGGCATAGGCGGCTGAGTACGCCGCGTCATTGGCCACCGCCCAGACGGGTTTCTGGGCAGCCACTTCGCGCACACGGCGGGCCAGTTCGAAACTGCCCGAGGCTTCGCCACCGGGGGAATCGATGTCGAGCAGGATGCCACTGACCAGGGGATCGGCCAGGGCCGCATCGAGCATGGCGGCGATCTCGCCGTAGGAGGTCAGGCCCGAGGCCGCCTCCATGCCGAGTGGGCGTTTCACCAGTGATCCGTGAATGGGGATCACTGCAATGCCCTCGGGCGATGCCGCCAAAGGTGGCCTTTGGAAAGCGGCCAAGTCCATCATGGGCATCGCAGGCACATCGGCCATGCCGATGCGCTGGCCGACGACTGACAAGATCACGTCCAGTTTGGGGCGATGGATGAGTAAGGGCGTCCCGAACAGGCGGGAGGCAAGGTAGGTCATGGCTGTGGGTCCTGGTTGTTGGGTGGCTCTGCCTCTGGGTCACTGGTCTGCGGATCCGAGAGCTGCGCATCTGGTGTTTCGGTGAGAGGCGCTGCGGCTACCTGGTCATGCCGGGCATCGGAGTCAAAGACCAGACCCAGTTCATCTGCGCGCCGGTTGTCAGCGGCGATTTCGCGGTCGACGTCCTCGGCGTCATAGCCATTGCCAGAGATGGCTTCCGACCGGCTCATCAGGCCCGCCCGGATCGCGAGCTTCATGGCATTGAATTCCTTCTGTGGATCGACCCAGCTCCAGCCCTGCGGGATCCACTTGGCCGCCTGGTAGGTACGACGATCCTTCCGGTACCCGGGCAAAGCGATTGCGCCTTCGAGCACCGCCTGATCCATCCAGGCGCGCCAGATCGGCCGGCACAGCTGATGCACGATCACGCCGTGCTGCAGGGCTTCGCAGCGGCGGCGGAATTCCAGTAGCCCGGCGCGGATCGAGGAGTAGTTCACTTGCGTCAGGTCCCCGGTGAGCATCTCGTAGGTGATGCCCATGGCGGCGGCCACTGCCCGGAACTGCTGGCGCATGAATTCGGCGTAGGACGACCCGACATCGGCGGGGGCGGAGAACTTGATGTCTTCACCGGGTTCCAGGATCTGCAAGGTGCCGGGTTCCATGCCGGCCAGTGCCACGCCATTCGCATCGGCCGCCGACTCGCCCATCAGGTTGTCTTCGGGGGCCATGCGGGTGATGAAACCGGCGAACATGGCGGCGGTTTTCTTGCGCACCAGTTCAGCGTCGTCGTACTGGTCAAGTTCGTTGAGTTTCACGAGTGCCCGGGTGAGCCACGGCTCACCTCTGATCTGGCCAGGGCGCAAGGGGCGAAACAGGTGGATCACCTCGCTGGCATCCACCCGCACGGTGTCCATCCCACCCTGGCTGGACATCGGAGCCAACAGCCCATCATTGGGATGCGAGCGGTACAGGTGGTACGCCACCCGGCGACCCAAGCGGTCGAACTCGATGCCGGCACGAATCACATTTCCGCCGGCCAAGTCGCGGTTCATGGTGGTTGGCAGGTGTTCGGCTTCCAGCACCTGGATCTGCAGTGCCACCGGCAGACCATCCTCGACACGCCGGTAACGCAGCCGGATCAGCGCCTCGCCGCCCTCAAGCATGGCGCGCGTTGCCAATGCCTGCAGACCGTAGAAATCCGTCAGCCCCGCCGCATCGGCTTGCTCACACCAGTCCCACCACAGGCTGTGAATGGCTTCACGGGTTGCCTGGTCTTGCACCATGCTCTGCGGCTTGATGCCGGTGCCGATGGCGTTGGCCACAAAGGCCTCAATCCCAGCAGCAGCCCAAGCGTTGCGCCGCACCAGATCACGGCTCTTGGCGCGCAGTTCGTCCTGGGCCAACGACAAGGCAGCCACCGCGCCTGGGTTGCCCGGCATCCAGGCCAGCGCCCGGCGACTACCACCGGTACCGTCATAGACAGGCGTGCCGCCGAACATCCGACGACGAAGGTTTTTGAGCCAGGCCATCAGAGCGCCTTGCTCGTGGTCACGCGGATCTGGCGCGACTTCGCTGCGCCGGATTCACGCGCAAGGGTGGCTTCGACCTCAGCGATCGCGGCTTTGAGATCGGCCACGCTGCGGTATTCGATGCTCTTGCCGTCGTAGGTCACGCGGTGTTCGCCACTGGCCAGCGCTTCGCGCAGGGCCTGCAGATGTTCGGGGATGTAGGTCATGTTCAGGTCATCCATCGGCTGCGCACCACACGCCGCGCGGGCGTTGAAGTGCTGCCAGAAGTACTGAGGCCACCGTCGAATCGCTGTTCTCGGGTGGCCTCGGCTGTTGTTATTGGGGTGAAATCGGTTGGAGGATCAACCCCTGCAGATTTCTCGCCCAGTTGTTTTTCCAATTCGAGCCAGTGGCGGTCTTCGAACCGGTCCAGGCCAGCCGCTGCTGCAGCGGCTCTGGCGTAGACGTAGCAGTCCAGCGCTTCATTGCGTTCACGCATCTTTTGCCATTCGCGGTGAGCAAAACCGTTGCGGTCGCGTCGGGTGATCAACTGCTCGGCACAGAGCTGCTGCAGGTACTCGGCATCGACTTTGGGCAAGTGCACGTAGCCGGCCGGGTGGATCGGCGTAGTGCCGTCCTCGGCCACCTCCGCGCTCTTGCGCAGGTTGTTGTAGAACTCTAGCTTGGCGATGCTGCCGGCCACCGGAAACACCTTGATGCCCCGGCGCAGCTTCTTGCCACTGGCCGTCGCATCCACCGCCGTGGGCGTGCCGATCAGCGCCGCGCCCCCAGCAATGCCCTTAATCGGCATGAGCCTCGCATCACGCACACTGCGCACAAAGGCATAGGCCTCCTGGGTGGCGTAACCTGTATCCAGAGCAATCCGCGCCAGGCTCAGCTGGTAACCACTGCTGTGTGTCCAGGTCTCACCCATCAGCTTGGCCAGGGCCGACCACACCTCGTTGCGGGCTGTATCGCCCATCAGCACCCGGTGCTCAATGAGCCAGGCCGCCTTGCCTCGCCCGAAGGCCCAGACCGAGACTTCGATGCGGTCCTTTTGGACGTCAGCCCCAGCGGTGAGCAGCAAGCCGCCCGCGGGCACCGTGCCGACGCGGTAATCCTCGCGCCGCTCCAGCAGGCGCTGCCAATCCGGCGCTTCTCCTTCCTCGACCCAGGTCTCACCGAGTTCGGTGTTCTTGAAGGTCTTGATCGCTGAGTCTGATCGGGAGTCGGACATCGCGGCCGACTCCCAAGCTCGGGCAATCTCGATCCAGCTGCGCCAGCCCACCGGGCTGTAAAGACTCGACAGGTGGAACCCGGCGGTGCGTCCCGCGTTCTCCGGCGCGCAGGCCTGCCACTGACCGTTCTCCAGCATCCAGGTCTTTTGGTGCTCGGCAATGGGCTCGCCGCAGGACTCACAGATGTAGGCCGCCGTTTCCGGCTGTCCGCGCTCCCAGCGCAACTGCTCGAACCGCAGCCACTGGCGGTGCGCGCAGTGCGGGCACGGCACGAAGTAGCGTCGCTGATCCGACGCCTCGAACTCCCGATCCACCGCGCTGGCCCCGGCAATCGTCGGGGTTGAGACGATCAGGATCTTGCGTCGAGCAAAAGTGCGGGTGCGCGCTTCCGCGAGCGAAATCGCATCACCTTCGCCTTCCACATCCAGCGGGTAGCCATCGACCTCATCCAGGAACAGGTAGCGCACCGGCATGGAGCGCAGGCCCACCGCGCTGTTGGCGCCGGTCATCACCAGCACCCCGCCGTGGAACTCCTTGGCCAGGATGGTGTTGCCCGAATCGCGGCTGCGCGCTGGGGCAATGCGTTCCTGGATGGCCGGGCTTTCTTCGATCAGCGCGTCGATGCGTTGTTTGGATGCCCGCTTGGCCATCTCGACCGTCGGCCAGACGGCCATCATCGGCCCTGGGGCGTGGTGGATCACATGGCCGACCCAGTTCAGGCCCAGTTCTGTGCCGCCGACCTGCGCCCCCTTCTTGAACACCACCCGCTCGATCGGTGACATGGGGGACAAGCAATCCATGATCTCGCGCAGATAGGGCGTACGGCTGGTACGCCATCGGCCCGGCTCGGAAGCTGCCTTGCTGGAAAGCACCCGGTGTTTGTCCGCCCATTCGGAGACGGTCAGCAGCGGATCGGGCGTGAGGCCTTCACGCCAGGCACGCTCGATTGCGTCCCAGCCTT